GTACTCCCGACAGGATTCGAACCTGTGGCCGTCTGCTTAGAAGGCAGATGCTCTATCCAGCTGAGCTACGGGAGCAAGTGAGGGAGGTGGAACGACATTGCTACCTCCCTCGAGGTTATAGATAATAAAGAAGGGCTTTGTTTCTCAAGGTCTCACATCGAAGAGAAGAACCCGTTGCAGGATCTCCCTGCACACCATGCGCCCCTCAGTGGTCAGCCGTTGCCGACCTTCTCTTTCACTGCCCACCAGTATTCTGTGTACAGAATCATGGCCTTGGTAGTGTCAAGCATTCTGCGCTTGAGGTCATTCAATGCGTCCACGGTTTCTGAGTTGTCGCCGTACTTGTCTTCGATAAAGGCAGTCATTACTGTCTTTGCATGGGTCATAAAGTCCTCCATGAGATCAACAGGCTTGCGTTCAACCCACTGCTCTACGTCAAGATGGACGAGGTCTTCCATCGCAAAGATGTATGCAAGCTGTGCAGACTTGCTGTCTGCGTCAGCATGCAGTTGCTCGATGATATTGTATGCTTCTTCGTTAGTCATTCAGGATCTCCTTGACAATGATCGTACTGCCTACGGTAGACCTTGCATGAGCAAGCATTTCGTTTGAGGTTACACAGTTGTCACCGCTAGGTGTTGTGTAGAAGTAGAGGTATTCTGTTTCTTCGTTCATCGTGATTGTCCGTATTTGTTCATACCTGATAGAGTTGGTGAGGCTAAGCCTCGCTTCATTGGCTTGCCGCAGGATGGGCAGGGGATGATCTCATCATCTCTGACGAGATCCTCCCTGCGCTCACCGCATGCTGGGCAATAGTGGTCTGCAATCTTAAGCATCTTAGTATTCTCCTTTGAGTCGTCGAACAATGTCCTTTGCAACCTCTTCGGCATCACTGCGACTCATGCTGAGCGAGACGCTGCCTTCTACATAAGAGACAGAGATGTCATTGCCGTCCCAATCTACATCCATGTTTGTCGGGTAGCTGATGGTCACATCCTCTTCCCATTCAAGAGATTCCAGCACTTCTTTAGCGGCATCAAGGACTCCATCGTAGTCCACCTCAGACTCTACCTCTTGAGGCTTTTTAAGCAGTTCCTCCTGAATACAGGCCAGCTCAATCTTAGCCGCTGAGATCAGGTCGGTGTTACCGAATACCTGTCCGAGATGTGAGAGCAGGTCTGAGATTGCACCCTCACTGGGCAGGCTCAGCTGTGGTGCTACTGGGTTTGGCTCTTGTGATTCGTTGCCAAAGGTAGACTTGAGAACCAGTTTGTCTTGGCCTTGCGGCTCGTTGTTTTTTTGCAGGTCAATGCCTTGCGGCTGGGTGTTTTGTGGTGTAGTTTCCATGTGATTGTTTTTGAATGGATATGTGAGTTATGATTTACCGGAATCGGCTCTGCAAAGATAAGAGACTGTTTCCGTATTTCCAAATTTATTTTACCCAGAAGGGACTAAACAAAGCAGCGGCTTGAACAGTGGTGCTCTGGTGTGCCTTGGTGGGCAACCGCCGCATACTTGGCAAAGGTAGTGGGTGAATGTGACATCTGCAAATGAGCGTCACCTGACTTGTCAAGGTCCAACCTTTCGGATGTACCGACTCAGGACTTCATCTACATGAGTCTCAATAGCTTGCCGATCGTCTTCGAAATGCATGGCTACCTGCACTACACTAGCTACAAGTGCTTGATAGTCATGCTCTTGCATCACGCATCCTGCACTGATGCTTGAACGTGATGGCTGTTTTGTTGATAAGTCCCAGCCAATAGCTGCTGCGAACTCTTCCATTGACCCGAATGATCCGGGGCTGAAGGGGATGTTATCCCGCAGGTCTTTAGTGCGTCCCATGTTATGTGGTTTAGTGATCTGTAAACAGATCTGTGTTTACTGAGTAGATGAAGTTATACTTCATGTCATCCACGTCAACTCCTTGACTGTCAACCCAATAGGGTTTCTTACGTGGGTTGTATGATACCTTGACTGCATCGTCCGGCACGTTGCCTTGGTACTTGGTTGTAGCACCGAAGGTTTCGCACTCCACCCAAGCACACACAGTCTTGTGTTCTCCTGAGTGGATTTTCTCAGCGGTCTTCCGCTGATTGCGAAGCTTGCATCCCCACATGAACAGGTTGTGGGTCTCGGGATCGTAGTAGTCTTTGTCACCGTTAGGTGAGGTTACTTGCCAACACTTGTAGAACTTGCCTTTGGCAAGGTGGAATCGTACTTTGTACATGATGATCAGTTTAGATGAGCGGATCTTCGATCCAATTCTTGTTTGAGGAACTCGTTCCGTACTTGGAACGGTGCGTCTTCACAGTCTATGATGTCTATCATATACTGCACAAACTCTTGGCTGTCGTATGACGTGAGGTAGTGCAGTGATGCGAGGAAGTCTGCGGTGAGTGAGTATGTGGTGATCATTCTATCTCGCTCATGTCTAAGTTCATCTCCTTGCACAACTCGATGATTACATCAGACAATTCAAATACACCATCGTAGTCTACACACTTCATGTTGCATACCCACTGACCGTCATCGTCTACGTCGATCTCGGTGTCGAACCATAGGCCGCCCTCTGCGTAGCATTCCTCCCCGCCTGACTCCTCGTCGTAGTACTCAAAGAATCCGTAGGATTTGCTCGGGATGAAATTTACTTCGTAGTGCATGGTAAGTGTACTCAAGTCACCAAGCGTGATCTCACGGGTTGCTTTCTTGGTGATTTTGGTGATTTTTACTTCGTCTGGATTCATGATGTGATGTTTAGTTACTGAAATCTTTCATTATTAGACAGAGGGGTTGGGACCCCATACATTGGCCGCATGAGCCTCAGCTTCCTGTTCCCAGAACATATCTGCTCGGCACACTGCTTCAGCCTTGCTGATTTGTACAATATCGAACCCTCGGATAGTTACATATATGTCACCACTATCTTCGTATGCGGAGATACCTTCTGATTCAAATTGATTGAAGTATGCAAGGCAAGATTCAATGACGGTTCGGTGCAAATTAGTTGCGCTCATGATGTGATATTTAGTTCCAACGGTTACGAATAGTAACCCAAATGATTGCTTGAAATACGTAGGCAGGGACACCGTACTCGGCGGCTACCTTGATGGTTTCTTGAGACAGTACTTTGTACTGATGTGGGGTGACTGATTCACGGCACTGCTTGGACTTGAGAGACGAAGTCTGACAGGCACGAAGGTGCCACTTGTCGATGGTAACATAGTTACCGTCCAACTCACCGACATTTCGAGCGAAAGCGTAGGTCTTGGGGGACTGCTTCAGGATCTTGGCATCGCCAAAGGCGATAGCAAAAGCTTTGCGTTTGTTAGCACCATAGGTGCAAACCTTGACATCATCGGGTGACTTGCCGTCTCTTACTGCTTTCAGCACTTGGATCGTGTCATACTTGTTGCGCTCCCACTTGTTGTTGGGGGACAGAGCGGAGATGACTCCGGCAGCAACCTCTCGTGACACACCGTAAGTGTCTGACATCTGACGTGAGAAGGTCTGTGCCTCGGTGTACCATACGGCACCCTGAAGGAGTTCTGTTTTGGTGGCTCGTGAGAACCAAGTTCGAAGGTTGCGACGAATCTGCTTACGTGACGCAGTTGATGTGAGGTCTTGCATGATGTGAGTTTTGATGAATGACCGACAAGATTGCCGATCGGGGACTACAAAGATAAGGGAACTGATTCGACAATTCCAAATTTATTTTTTCCCTTCGGGGTAGGCTTTTGGGACTCGACCTTTCGTGAACGAAGGTACATAAGCATAGACGCTCCACATGGAGCGGGATGCTTCGCAGTCGATTTCGATTGCAAAGGCTCTCAACTTTTCAGTTGAAGCAACACCTGCCATGAAGCGGCTGTGATCATCTGACATAACGTATGCCCAGTCGTGTTGCTGGAGCATTTGTTGAAACTGTTCTAACTTGTTCATTTTCAATGGGGTTTAAAAGAGGTTATCGTATTCAGCGTACTTCCAAGACGCAGTCTTGCCGTTCATCACATCTGTGTAGAACAGGAGTGACATGGGTTTGTGGATGCGGTTCACACCTTTGTATTGACCGATGAAGGTTTTCATCTCAGTCTTGGTGTGGACTTTACCGTTCCGAGAACGGAAGGAGCCGTCAACGTAGACAACCCCAAACCTTGTTTGCATTTTTACTTTACTCATTGCCGTATTCGATTGGACAGATTCGGATTTCAGTGATATCTTCTTTGAAGTTTACGGTTATGAAGTCTAAGTCGAGGTCGTAAAGACCTTCCTTCAGCACCGTGTCATGTACTTCTACTACAACGTGGTCGTTGTCGTTAAAGCCTTCTAAGGCTTGGATCAATTCTGCTTTAGTCATTTTCAATGGGGGTTTTGATTAGTAGTCACATTGACTAAGTTTGTGATCTAATGTGTTCTCGTAGAGAGGGAATAGTGCGATTGTACCGGGGTCATTCCATGACAAGTACCATCCATACTTTCTCAGAAGTTCTTTGAACTTCATCAGCACACCACCGTCATACGGCGAGTCACCACCACCGTACTGGTAGTAATCGAAGATTCGAAGTCCATCCATAAAGTATGGATCATCGTCGTACTCAGCCGACATCCAAATTCCTTCTGAGGAATTCAGAGCATACCCTTCGAAGTGTTCGTGGGGTTGAACATGAAGAAGCTTCATGTCTTCGATAAGCCATTCGATCATCTGACATCGGTTCTTCATACCGAAGGTGAAGAATTCAGGGAACGACTCTTCGAGTCTTGCTTTGTTGTCAGGCGAAGCCTTGAACCATGCCTCGAGCATGGCGTTATGGAATGAACCGTGGTTCATTTGCAATTGGTTGTGAACCCAATCGAACTTGTTCATGTCGAACATAATGTGAGTTTTGAATTACATTCAGCTATCTCGTCAGTACACCTTGCTGAAGGGTGCAGACTCCCCGAAGGGGGAGTTTCGAATTATTCGGTCTCTTTCAACCATACAGGGTATGGATTGCCGCTTTTAGCGGAGATCTTGTAGACACAGTAGCTACCTTTCTTGGACTGGTAAACAGTCCGACCTTCGAAGCGATGCTCAGTAGCCTCACCGATCCAAACGGCATAGCCGTTTCCGGTACGTGGCGAGATGCACTTGATGTACTGCGAACCGCTTTTGGTGTTGAAGATTTCGAAGACTTGATCGTCGATTGTAATCGACTCGTTCGTATGCACTCCGCTTTCGATGTCGAAGCCTCCGGAGGAGGAAGTGGTGAAGGTTTGTGCTTGTGAACTGATGGCGATAGCCATTACGAGGAGGATTGAAAACAGATTTTTCATTTATGAAAAGGATTTAGATGTTAAACTTCGTTTACCAGTTGCGGATGCAGTCCGGGGTTTGTCCTTTGGACAGCTTGGTCACCTTGCCGTGCTTCACTTGATACACGGTTGGCTGTGCTTGGTTGCTCATAGAGCAAGAAGCGAGGAACATTGCCGCTAAAGCGGCGAAAAGAAACTGTTTCATTTATGAAAGGATTTAAATTAAACTTCGTTTACTTCCAAGAGTCATCGAAGACTACTCGGTAGACTTGCTGTCCGTAGGACAGTTCGACGGTGCGGTGGACTTGCAGTCCGGTGAAACCGACATTGATGTGATCACCGAGCTTCATGTCAGCCAAGCGGCCACGGACATACTCAGTGGTGCGGTTGCCAAGCCTTAGCTTGCGGGCCACAAACTTGGTGGCATCTTTGCTGAAAGCAAAGTCTTGAGTGGACATCAGTTCACCCTTCGGGTTGAAGAAGTGGATTTGATTACACATATGATGTGAGGGTTTAGATTAAACTTCGTTTAGAACTGCACCGGGAGTCGAACCCGGTCGAAGACCGTCACAGTTGCGGCGTGTGTCACGCCTCGTCAAGCATCTGCTCTACGAGCATCTGATCATCGACAGACAGTTCAGAGAACTGCTTAGTGGTGGTAGCGTTCTCACCAAAGGTGAATACGAGGTCTTGGAGGGCTTGCAGCTTTGCTGCTTCGAGTGCTTTGAGCATGATGTGATGTTTTGAGTGAGTGCCGTGGCTTAGTGCCGATCGACGGTTACAAAGATAAGGGATTGTGTTCGACAAATCCAAATCTAATTTCTATAATAACTTTCTACCTTCGGTAAGGGAGCCATTATCCCCATACGGTGCGGTCATCCATGACCACGTGATGCTCCTCCGGGTAGCCTTCATCGTTCCAAAGGAACGTACTGTTGGGGAAAGCTTCATAACCAATGTATTGGTTAAGCCCTTCGATAGCATGAGGTAAAACCTCAGAGCCTTCGTAACCATAATCGTAGATTATGTCTTCGATTACACAGTCTAAGAGACTGTGGTACTCCTCAGCCACCTCCATGAGTAGGCGACGGAATTCAACTTCGTTGAACACTTCGGGGTAACCTTTGGTTCCCTCGGTGTCGGTGTCCCAAATGGGATCATCATCGTCCCTCCAAAGGAGGCCAAGGGAGATGCCACGAACCCCAAACGTAGTTTGGTCATGACGGTGTTCTTCAGCCCAGTCTGTAATAACAGACTTGACAATGTCTTTAATCTCTACGAGATTAGGGTCAGCGTAAGGTGATCTTTTGTTTTTCATCTTCGATGAATTTAGAGGGTTTGTAATACTAAGCTTCGCTTAGAAGAGGCTGATCTGACCTGAAAGGTCATCGAACGTGATATCTTCTTCGAAGATCAGGGAATCTTCGATTCCAGTCTCGAGATCGAAGATCTCTTGCATGGCCAAGTGCTTGGCGTAGCGAGCCGCTTCGATTGGACACTGTCCTTCGGACAGCTCGAAGGGGACTTCAGCAACCTTCGGTTTGTTCTGCTTTGCAGACTGCTTCGGGGTTTCTATGTAGCTTTCAGCTACATTGGCTTTGGCTTGCTGAACTTCCAACCGTTGGTTGGGGTTGAGCTTCGCTCTACGGTTAGAAGACGAAGTCTTCTTAGAAGCCTTCGGCTTTCGAACTACAGCCTTCGGCTGACCTTCAGCTTTGCTGAACTTAGTGGCCATAGCCCGAGCCGTCTTTCGCTTCTTGTACTCTCCGAGTACAGTTTCACCTTCGGTGACTTGGTACATTCCAGAGACAGAGTCTCTGCGAACCATGATCCATCGCTCCGACTTCAGTACAGCCTTCGGCTGTGACTTTGACTTGGTCACCTTCGGTGACTTCTTGGCCTTCTTCGAAGGCTTAGAGGCAGGAACTTCCAAGCTATCAACGTAGTTGATAAGCTGGTTGATCGCCGCTTTAGCGGCTTTAATGCGTTGCTCCGAAGGAGCGAAGGTCGCTGAGTTGACCGAGGTCTTAACCTCCTTCAGGAGGTCGATTCGTGTGTTTGACATCTTCGATGTGTTTTGAGCCGTCAGCTTCGGTGCCGATCGGTGCTCCAAAGATACTAGCTTGTTTCCGGAAATTCCAAATCTGGAGGCAAGTTTTTTTTCTGATAAAAAAGTACTCCCCGTAGGGGAGTAGAAGGGCCATCAGCCCGTGTGCGATCGCATGTGTGCAGGGGCATGCGGCCACCGGGCAAAGCCCTCATACACAGGCGCATGCGACCCCGAAGGGGGAGTCTACCAAACCTGTAGAGTAGTGGGGGATGGGGTTTGTCCCCCAAGAGAAACAGACCATAGGTCTGACGGCAGTGGCCCACTCGGTCACGCTACACCTCAAGTCGTTAGGTACGTAGTACCTAGCAAAAAGCTAAAAGTTGTGGCCCAACCCGGTGCGCATAATGCCCACGGGGTTCGCAGATGCACTTCCGTGTGCGTGCGTGAGCGTGTATAGGTACGTATAATCCCCACCATCTACATTACTCACTCCCTTTTTGCGTATCCAAGATGCAGTCCTACAGCGATTTACGCAGATACCTTAAAGTAAAGCTTCAAGACTTGACTTTGTAAGAAAAATGTTGTAACTTTGCCAAAGTGAAACTGCTCACGCAAGAGGGGGCTTACGGCCCGAGCCCCTCTGAGAGCGGATAAAGCTTATGATGTTGAATCAAGGCTAACTATACCCCTTAATGAGACCCATTAAAAAAAGTGCTACAGGCGCCATGAAGCCGATACGTTCGGGAAGAAAGCTGAGAAGAGGTGCAATGGAGATGTTCCCTGCACTAGAGAGCTTAGGTAGGATCAGAGTGAAGGTCGATAAGGGCTTTACAGATGAAGCTACTGGTGTTGGGAACATAGAATACTTCTCCCCCGGTACCCCTGAGATACCATACCCAACTGGTAATGTGTTTGATAACCCCGGATTGGATAGAAGACGTGCAATATTGGTTGGTCCTAAAGCTGCTGACCCCCAATCAGTCGCATTAGACATGCTGCATGCACTCCCAGAAGTAGACCCTAAGTATAATCAACTGCTTCAGGAGTTCGGTGAGAGCCTCAATGATGAGGAAATCAGATACTGGTATAATGATGCTAAGAAAGAAGGTTGGTGGGACGACGGTTGGGGTGGGTATGAGCAGTACAAGAAGAACTACGTAGACGGTAAGCTAAGAAACCTGCTGTTTGAAGGTACAGAGGAGGATTTTGAAAGGAGTAGATACAACCCTACAGAAAGAGATCTAGTAAAAGAGCACGAACCAGCAGCATTTGAGAAGTTCCAAGAGATACAGACTTACTTGAAGACACCAAAGAAAGCATGAAAAATTAAGAAAAGCTAACTATACCCCTATGATTGTGAAGAAAAAGGACGGGTGGTACGTCCGATCTAAGAAGGGAAAGCCCTTAGGCGGTCCATATAGTTCTAAGGAGGGAGCGGAGAAGCGGCTGCGTATGGTGGAGTACTTTAAACGCATGAAAAAGTAAGTTATATTTGCAATTATGAAAGCGATTAAGAAGTACGATAAAGGTGGCCGCTTGGAGCGCCAGCTGAAACGTAAGAAACGCAAGCTTGCTAAGATCACCCCAGAAGAAGGAAGCGGTCCTGCAAAAAGTGCTGGCACTACAGGCATGATGACTTTCGATATGAGCGGCAGTGGTGGATGCCCTCCCGGTCAGAAACGTGGAACGAAAGGTAGCTGTAAGAAAGGAAACCTCAGAGCAAAGAAGTCTGTTGCCGCAAAGGGGTTGAAGAAAGAAAAAACCAAAGCAAACCTTGCAGGTAAGGGACTGCCTCAAAAACGCAAGAAGCTTACTGCGGAGATCACTGATCTCGAGAAGAGATTGAGAGCAATGAAGAAACCCGGTAAATTCAGCAACCCTAGATTCTTATGAGAGCACTAAAGGGAGGAGACGATAAATTCAAACGTGTCACTAAGAAGCGGTTCCGCAAGATGACACCTGAAGAGCTTGAAGAGGCTCAGGCTGCTGGCAAGATCCCCAAGGGTCGGCAGGATGAGTTCTATTTGGCGATGATCGAAGACGCTAAAAAGAAGGGTGATGCTGTGAGAGAGAAGAAATTCCAGAACCTTTATGATCAACTGCTTAAAGAGCAGTACGCTAAGAAGAGAAGGAGAAGGGGAAAAACAATCCGAGCACCTAAAATGTAATGGCTGATCTAGTAGTAACAACAACCGACTCAGTAACGCTTACTGGTAGGCAGTATGGTAACACCCATGAGGCTACCATTACTGGTATTAATCAGGTGGCTCAAGGTAAGGTGAATGTAAAGTCGTCAGGCTTTTTGAATCTCCTAACCTTTGATGCATCCGATCAGCAAGGGTTTTATCAGTTCCTGAATGATACTATGAAGTATTTCAGACTGACTAACCTTAATGCTAACTACAGTGTTGTGTTGAGTATCGGTACTACTGATGGTGTCACCACCCCGCTTGACGTGATCAATATTGAGATCCCAGCAGGATGCTCATACGTATTCCACGGCGATGGCGCTGTAGGGGACGGGCTGAACGTAGCTGGGAGTTTCACTACCTCTGCTTTCAGGTTGTACAGACTCAGTGTCCAAGCGTTGACAGCTAACGTAGATGTAGAGATGTTTATTGCAACAACCTAATGGCGACACTTACTACAAAGATCAAAGAAGAAGTAACCCTCAACGGGAAGCTTTACGGTAATGAGACCACTAAGACTCATGCCGATATCACTAGAGTCAAGCAGACTACAGTGCAAGTAGCAGCGTCAGGTAATGATGACCTGTTCGATTTCGCTTCAGCTACTTATGGTATTGGCACTATAGCTTTCGATAAAGCGAAGTACATCCGCATCACAAACCTTGATGCATCAGAGACGCTGTTCCTGAACGTGTACCTTGACCTCACAACAGATGAGTATATACTGTTTCAAGTACCACCGAAGCGTTCGTGGATTCTAAATGAAGACAGTATGGAGGGGACTGGTTCTGCAACAACAACTCTCGATCAGATCAACGCTATCAAAGCTCAGTGCAGTGGCGCTGATCGCATTCAAGTAGAAATCTTCGTAGGAGAAATTACTTAACTTAGCAACCTTAAAACTATACATACAATGGCACGACCCATTAAAAAGTACAAAAAGGGCGGTGAGGTATCTGCTCGCAAGAAAAGAAGACGAGCCCGCAAGAATCCTCTTCAGTCAATGAAGTCTAAAGCTGCTAAGCCTTTAGAATCAGGTGTTACTAGCGCTAAAGAAGACAAAGCGTTTAAGAGCGGAGTCGCTCACGCTAAGGCAAAGCAGGATTTTAGAAAAGCTTACGGCCAGAAAGATAATCCAGAGACACGCAGGGCTAACGTGATTGAAACCATGCAACTGGTTGAAGACCATCAAAGAGCTGCACGTAAGAAAAAATAAAAGCCATGAACGGAGGAAGTGGATTCGCAGATGCTCTGCGTGAAATGATGGAGAAGAAGAAAGGTGATAAAGACACTTTCACCATGACTGGTCAGTACGCATCATCAGTAAAGTACGACAACGAAACTTCTCGTGAGTACGTGATGTACGAAGCACCAAACGGAGAGCAAGTAAAAGTGTACGGCAACTGGAATGAGTATGCTGTATCTCAAGACGAAGCTGGCAAAGATATGATCGCTGACGAAGACTACCCCATCCGCAAGAACAAAGATGGTGAGTACGTATTCGACGAAGCCAAGTTCGAGGAAATGATGCAGCGCAAAGAAGCCGAAGAGCCTCGTGATGAAGCTCGTCCTGCTGAGAGAGAAGAGGAAGAAGACGATATGGAAGAGCAGCGCCCTCAAGAACAAGAGGCCCGCAAGAGACTCATGATGATGCTTGGTGGTCGTGTCAAGAAAGACTACATGGGTGGTGGCCGAATGGACTATAGAAAGGGCGGCAGGTTTCCTGATCTGACCGGAGACGGTAAGGTTACCTTCGCTGATATCCTGAAGGGTAGAGGCGTAAAGTAAACTACATGCCTTCAGTTTGTTTCATGATGCTCTACTACGGGCGCAAACCCGTAACTAGAATGTCATTCTATCATCTGAGAAAAACCTTAGACTTATTTAACAGCCTTGGCGTAGATGCCGAGGCTGTTGTCATAGGTGACGAACCTGATCAGCAGGAGCTGGCAGAAGCCCTTGGGTTCAAACATGTATGGGTTGAGAATAAGCCTCTGAATAAAAAGATGATGGCAGGGTTCCAAGCTGCTGTCGATCAAGGCAGAGACTATGTGTGCTGGTTAGGCAGCAACAATGTCCACGACCCGGAGTACTTCAAGGACTGTATTGATATGCTCGGTAGCAGATACTCGTACTTCGGGGGTGATAACTTCCTTGTTATCGGAGATAATAGAGAGGATACTTACAGGTTTAGAACTAAAGGTATACACCTGTGTTCGTCAGGGCAGTTCTATAAAACAGAAGCTTTGTCTGGATCAATAAACTTCGATGATAAGATGAGCCAAAACTTCGACGGGAAGATCAACAAAGCCATCTACGTAAAGGACAAAAAGAACTGCGTCTTTAAAGTGTCAGGAACAGGGTATAATTGTGTTGACGTAAAGACCGGTGGAGACTTGCATGCTTTTTCAAAGTATGCTAAAACACCATATATATCAGATACGACAAGGCAGTCTGTACTAGATAAATTTGAAGAGGTGCAGATGCTTTTTGATGGGGAGTTCAGTGAAGAGAATTATAGAACCTCTGTACTAGCAACCTACCTTTCTGAGTCAGAGCATATCTAACCCTGTAGTTAAACTTCGTTTCTTCATGGAACATGTGATCCTCCATCTCTTTGGATGGGGTGAGCTTATCGAAGTGCTTATACACATACCCCATGTTTGCTAGAGGGTACACCCACCGCTCACCGATGTGACGCTTGCTCACACCGTAATCTTCAGCTGCGTATTTCAGGGTGAAGAACTCCAGATCATACGCCCACAACATAAACTCCAGAAACTTCTGACTGATATCGTTTGCCTCGCAGCACTCTATTCGTCTTTGACGTAATCGCTTGAGGTAGTTGAAGTTGACGTACCTGTCATTCAGGAAGGAGAAGTCTCTGAAGAGCCGCTTCTTTGCTACTCTAGACCTTGGCATAATTTAATTCGTATCTTTGAGATACAAATCTAGCGAGAATGAACGAGCACGAGGTTGAATTCATGGCAAAGGTCTACCTGCTGATCCAGCAGATCGAGTCGCTGACAAGAGAATATGGGTTTGAGAATCGTGTGATGAGCGCTATGGTGTTTGGTTTAATTGAAGAAGAGATGGAAGATGCCATCGAAGAGGGCAGGATGGTAGAACTCCAGTCGGTATTCAGCTTCAACCTTGAGGATCGTGCAGAGCTTGAGACAGTCAAGAAACTCATGGATGCTACATACGAGGAGCCAAAGGACAAAGGTCGAGGGTTCTCTGATCTATTCGGAGGCATCGACGTTAACTTGAATTAAGATGGACGGACTGATTAGAAAGATCGTGATTGGGAAAGATCCCAAGAACGGCATGGCATATTATACTGGGATGAACGCAGGTGGCGGTAAAGTCACAGCTATCATCCAAGACGAAGCTTACCTGTATAAGTATGGTAAGACTCGATACCTCGTCTACATTGAAGACGATGAGGGGACTCAACTGTGGAAGGCGGTAGATGCTATGCCTTGCATACTTGAGTTTGATTTGAATTTTTAATTTATGCGTACACTAGATTTATTTGTCGTGGAGGTTGATAAACCTCTTAACGACACTATCACGCTTGACAGCGGGTTAGAGTTATTCGTAGACACGAAGTACAATGAGTTTGAACACCGCACTACAGAAGGTAAAGTCGTGGCTGCACCAAGCAAGTACGACACTGGTGTTAGCGTTGGCGACACTCTGTATTTTCATCATCTGGTGGTCATCCAAGGTGGGCAACCGCTTACTGGAGTTGACAACCACTACACTGTTAAATGTGATCCGAAGTTTACAATCAGCAATCAAGCGATTGCTTTCATGGGGAAGGAAACTGGTGACATCACTCCTTTGTTTGGTTGGTCACTACTGGAATCAACTGAAGAAGAAGTTGAGCCAGATTCTGAAATCATTGAAATCGTAAAGCTCGAAGAGGAGCCTGTACTGAAAGGTAGGGTTAGCTTCGATACACCACAGCAGAAAGAGCTTGGTGTGAAGAAGGGTGATGTTGTTGGGTTTGCCAAGAACATGGATTACCGTATCGAGATCGAGGGTAAAGAGTATTACCGTGTCCGGTCTGAAGATCTGCTCTATGTCGAGACGTAAGTTCACCACCGTAGAGGCGGCTAAGAGGCTTATGTCTAGTATGGAGGTCGCTATCGACAATATGATCGCCGAAGTAAAAAAGCCTGTCGATCCAGAAGCAGGTGGTTCTGCACGTAAAGCGGAGCTTCAATCAATCAAACAAACTGCCATCGACTGTAAAGAGCTGCTGATCGAAAGACAGAAGCTGGAGCAGATGGTGAAAGAACTACAAGAGAATGGAAGCATCGAAGAAGACCGAGACTTCTCTGGAGGAATTGCAGAACGATTTAGTAAGTGATTTCACTCACGATGACTTCTGGTATTTCGAAGACAGCTGGAACAAATCACACGCCGACCCATTCAAAGATGGGTATAAACAAGGGCAGAAGGATCTGGCAAAGCTGATCATGGAGACCTTCAAAGAGTATGAGGTTCCCTTGATGTTGTGGGAGGCTCTTAAAGAATACTGATCATGCTGATCGAAGTAGAAGGCTATGAAGATAAAGCTGTTGTGGTGGACCCTCGAGGGACACACGGTGAAGTCATCGACATCGACGGGCTACTTGTTGCGCTCCCGAAGAAACCACCCAAGAAAGAAATCCTATTCGCTGAAGAGCCTCGGAAGATGCAGATGTGGCGAAGGCTTGACGTGCCGCAAGAGCTGTCGTCAATACGAAGTATGGATGAGTGGTATGAGAAACCTGCTGAGTTCAGGAAAAAATTTCTTCCATATATCGAAAGGGAATTTGACCGCCGCCGTAACGGTGTTTGGTTTTACAATAATGGGGAGCCTACGTATATTACAGGTAGGCACTACATGCTACTCCAATGGACGAAGCTTGATATTGGACACCCATACTACTTCGCTTTCCAAAGGAGGATATTTCTACACATGGCTGCTTGCGAGGCTGACCCTCGTTGCATCGGCCAGCTTTATACTAAGTGTCGCCGTTCTGGTTACACTAATATCTGTTCTTCGGTTCTTGTGGATGAGGCTACACAAGTTAAAGACAAGCTGCTAGGCATTCAGTCAAAGACTGGTAAGGATGCTCAGGAGAACATCTTCATGAAGAAGACGGTGTCGATGTTTAAGTCGTACCCATTCTTCTTCAAACCCATTCAGGACGGTACTACCAACCCACGTATGGAGCTTGCGTTCCGAGAGCCGTCGAAACGAATCACAAAGAACAACAAGACATCCACTAAGGGTGATGCGCTGAACACAGTCATCAACTGGAAGAACACCACTAACAACGCATACGATGGTGAGAAGCTCCACTTGCTGTACCTCGATGAGGCCGGTAAGTGGGAGAAGCCAGCTGATATACGTGAGGCGTGGCGCATTGAGCGTACCTGTCTGATCGTAGGTAGAAAGATTGTGGGGAAGGCTTTGGTCGGATCTACAGTAAACCCAATGGATAAAGGTGGTGAGGAGTTCCGTGAGTTATGGGATGACTCCGATCCAACAGAGCGTAACGCCAACGGCAGGACTAAGAGCGGACTGTACGGACTGTTCATCCCGGCCTATGATGCGCTGGAAGGATTCTTTGACCAGTACGGCAACTGCGTAACGGAAGACCCGGAGGAACCTGTAATTGGGATAGACGGGGAGATGATAGATATCGGATCTAAGACATACTTGAAGAATGAGCGGGATGCAATGAAGCATAACCCCAAGGAGATGAACGAGCTCGTAAGACAGTTCCCTTGGAGTATTGATGAGGCGTTCCGTGATAGTATCGAGGGGAGTGTGTTTAATGTAGGTAAGATCTACCAGCAGATTGACCACAACAACAACCTATACCCCAACCCCATAGTGAAGGGCAACTTCATGTGGAAGGAGAAAGACAAAGAGGTTGTTTTCTCACCCGATCCCAACGGCAGGTTCCGAATAGCGTGGCACCCAAAAGCAGAGGACAGGAATAAATACCAAGAAGACAGAGGCGGGAAGAAGACACCTGCAAATGCTCACATTGGTGTAGGCGGGGTGGATAGCTATGATCTGGATCAGACTGTAGATGGGAGAGGATCGAAAGGTGCAATGCACATGTACAATAAGTTCAACATGCATGCCCCATCAAACATGTTTGTACTTGAGTACGCATCACGCCCAGACCTTGCGGCAATATTCTACGAGGACTGCCTCATGGCTGCATTCTACTATGGTTACCCTCTTTTGATAGAGAACAACAAGTACGGGATAGCTAGGTATTTTGAGCAAAGAGGATATGATAACTACTTGTTAGACAGACCTTCACACTTGGCTAGTGCCAGCGCAAAAGTTAAAGTGAGAACTAAGGGTGTACCATCTAACTCAGCTGATATGATTCAGTCACACGCTCAAGCTATTGAGGCTTACATCCACGCCCACGTAGGCATCCGTCCAGAAACAGACGCTATGGGGGCGATGTATTTCAATAGAACACTTGAGGATTGGATAGCATATAAGATAGAGAAGAGAACTAAGTATGACCTTACAATCTCTTCAGGTCTTGCCCTACTTGCTGCTCAAAAAGTTAAAAGCAAAAAGGTCAAGAGCAACTTCCAAGAGAAGGAGTTCTTCCGTAGGTATACGCCTAAATCCTTCCACAGCTAGATTTATTATATTTGCGAGGTAATGTACAGGGATCAAAAAAAACAAAAGGGCTTCCCAGATCCTATGGAAGCTCCGCACGTAAAGCAGAGCGTTGACTACGGTTTGAGCTATGCTAAGGCTATTGTAAATCAGTGGGGGGACTTAGATAAAGCTCAGTCTCTTTTGCAGAAAAGACACAGAGCCTTCGAGCGAAACAGGAAGTACGCTAACGGTACTCAGGATACAACAATCTATCGGCAGCTTCTTAGCTCACTCGATCCATCTAATGCAGACGGCAGTTTCTTGAACTTGGATTATACTCCAGTTCCGATTCTGCCGAAGTTCGTTAGGATCGTAGTAAACAAGATTCTTTCTAGAAAACCCTACCCAAACCTTGAGGCTGTAGACCCACTCTCTTCTTCTGAGAAAGATAAAGAGAGAAGAAAGGTTGAGCTGAAGATCAAGGCAAAGAAGCAGCTTCAGGAGATTAACGAAAAGATTCCTCTCAAGAATGTAAACCTCGAGGAGGTTCCTGATACCCTCGAAGAAGCTGAGATCTTTATCGGCAATAACATCAAGTCTTCATCTGAAATTGCTGCTCAGATTGCCACTGATTTGACTCTTGAGTGGAATGACTTCAACGATAGCATTTACAGACGATGTGTAGATGATCTGGCTGCACTCGGTATGGCTGTCGTAAAGAGAACAAACGATCCCAACTACGGCATCAAAGAAGACTATGTAGACCCTGCTACATTCGTTCACAGCTACACTGAAGATCCCGGCATGAACGACCTGATATACGCAGGTCACATGAAGCGAATCACAATCAGTGAGCTGAAGAGGCTTGCTGGTGACCAGTTCACCGAAGATGAGTATAAGGATATAGCCAAGAAAAGCCAGAAGCGCCTTGGTTATGCTGGGAACACCATGAACGAAAAGTCATACGATAACCACCTGAAGAGATTCAGATATGGGTATGACGAGTACATGGTTGATGTATTGGACTTTGAGTTCCTGTCTGTAGATTGCATTTACTTCGAATCGAAGGAGAACAAGTACGGGAATGTAGGCTTCTACTTCAAAGGCAACAACTACAAAGAGCCCAGCAACTCAGTATTCAAAAGAGAAGTTACAAAGCTTGAGAATACAGTTGTGTATGGCGGTGTTCACGTAATGGGTTGTGACAAAGTCTTTAACTACGGAGTTAAGACCAACATCCCTAAGACAGCTCACGATATCACTAAGGCTAAGATGTCTTACTCTGTGGCGTGTGTGAACCTGCTGGACATGATGCCCAAGTCAATGGTAGACAGCTGCATCGGGTTTGCTGACCAGCTCCAACTTACTCACCTTAAAATCCAACAGGCTATTGCTAAAGCTAAGCCTGACGGTATCATCATTGACATTGAGGGATTGGAGAATGTGCAGCTCGGTAAGGGCGGTGAACTCCAGCCACTCGAACTCCACGATATTTATGAGCAGACGGGTGTATTCTATTACCGATCTAAAAACCCTGAGGGCGGCTTCCAAAACCCGCCAGTCAGAGAGATCGGCAACTCCATTCGTAACATTAACGAACTTATTGGTATATATAACCACTACCTGAGAATGATTAGAGATGCTACTGGCATCAACGAGATGATGGATGGTAGTACACCTAAAGGTGATACTCTTGTGGGTGTTCAGCAGCAAGCAATTGCTGCGGGGAACAATGCAACCTACGACATCACGAATGCTTCAATGATGCTGTACAAGAAAGTTTGTGCTGACATCGTTAAGTGCGTTCAGATCATTCCACTAGAATCAGTTCTGTACAAAGTGTACGCAAACGCTATCGGTAAGGAGAACATCTCTCTGTTGTCTACGTTTGAAGATATGCCTCTGTACAACTTCGGTGTAACCGTCCAGAAAGAAATGGACGATATCGAGAAGCAGTACTTGGAGCAGAACATCCAGATCTCACTTTCTCAAAAAGAGATTGATATCGAAGACGCTATCGCTATTAGACAGCTCCGAGACATCAATCAGGCTGAGCGACTGCTTATCGTTAGACGTAAGAAGCGAATGGCAATGAACCAGCAAATCGCTCAGCAGAACGTAGCCGCTCAAGCCCAAGCCCAAGCCCAGTCAGCTCAAGCCGCCGCTCAAGCAAGTATTCAAACTAAGCAAGTTGAGGCTCAGATCGAAGCTCAAATGCTTCAGATGAAAAGCCAGCTCGACGCTCAGATGGAGCAACTCAAGCACGAGCATAGAAAAGAGATTGAACTTATTAGAGCTCAAGCTACTCTCGGATTCAAGACTGACGAGCAAGAGTTCAAAGAAAAACTCGAAGTACTCAAAGAAGACCGCAAAGACGACCGTGTCGAGAAGCAAGCTGTCGAGCAATCAAAGCTTATCGAACAAAGGAAAGGTAACAGAGGTGAGCTCAAGAGTGCTCAACAAGAAGAAGAGGAGCTCGAAAGCGAATCTATTGACGACATCATTAACAGCGTAATCAACCAGTAATGGCTACAGTAAATCTAGATACTTCAGTACGTCTTGACATTGTATGTCGCAGGGGTGATACATTCTCTCTTCCCATTGACTTTCAATCAGCTCAAAGTGCAGACGGATGGGGGATGCAGGTGCGATTAACTGATACTACAGAAGACTCAACGATTCTAAATGTGGAAGACGGGTTTTCAGTTAGTGACGGTGTTGCTACAAACTCATTACTCACCATATCCATATCCGCTGACGATATGGCGGCAGTCTCCTCGGGCTTGTATGTATACGATATTCAGCAAGAAATCGGAGCTACTGTATCGACTAAGCTTTACGGGACGTTCAAGGTTAACGAAGATATCACTGTGTAATGGCTGATATAATTGTAACACCGGGGTCACCTCTTGTGGTGACGATTAATCCGCCGACAGTTAGTCCAGTTATTATTAGTGCTGGTGGCCCTGCCGGACCTGCTGGTGCTGATGGGGCTGATGGAGCTACCGGTCCTCAAGGCCCAGCTGGTGCAGACGGTGCTGACGGTGCAGACGGTCAGGGTGTTCCAGTCGGTGGTGTTGAGGGTCAAGTGATCCTTAAGCAGTCGGCTACAGATTACGATACTGCATGGGACTATGTTGAGTCCGTGTACGCCCCCATCGAGAACAACGAGGGTTCAGTTATGTCCGCTGGTACTCCAGTATATGCTAAAGGTATTAGCGGTAATAATATTCTTGTAGGGGTTGCAGACGCAAACGACTCTGCTAAGATGCCAGCTATTGGGGTTCTTCTCGAAGAAACTGCTGATGGAGCTACTGGCGAGATCATCACTGCTGGATTGTTCAACAAGACTGTGAGCGGTCTTACTGGTGTGTCTGTAGGTCAGACTATCTACGTCAGCAACACTGGGGTGCTCACAAATGTAAAGCCAACTGCCTCGACTGATTTAGTTCAGAACATTGGAGTGGTTCTTCAAACCAGCGGTAGCAACATCCAGAAGATGAAGGTGTCTGCTATCGACAGGGTAAACGACATTCCAAACCTTGCTTCAGGTGTATTCTTTATAGGTGGTGCTACTGGTCAACTATCACCATACACACTCCCTATTGCTGATGGTACTTCAAATCAGTTCCTGAAAACTGACGGTGCTGGCGCTGTAACATTTACAAGCATCACTCAGGCTACAGGTAATGAGCTTGAGAACGTAGTAGAGGATACCACTCCTCAGCTTGGTGGTACTCTTGATTCTAATGGAAATGAGATTAGGTTCAGGGGTACTGGTCATACTAATTACGTAGCGATTGCACCGTCTACTCTTGAGCCGGGATCTAGTGTAACCT